ATAATATTGAACAACACCGGCATCACTAACAACACACCCTCGCATCCTCGATTGAACAGGGAGCAAAAAATCTCCGGGCGAAGCCCCTAACGTTTGCCCAGCAATGGTTCCACGCCTAACATAAGTGTCCGTAACTTCATTCCACGCCAGCCCCTGATACGCGTTTTGTTGTGAGGGCGTATAGTCTTTATTGAAATTTATAACCTTCATGTTATGCCTCCGTTCCTGTTAATACGTCCATCGTTACCGTTCCTGTCCCGCTTGCGGTAGCTACACCTATCAACGTGCCGGGTGTGAGTCCGGCCATGTTGATCTGATATGTTCCTGTTCCTGTCGCGGTATAACGAGTTACCTGTGAGCTTTGATCATCAATGATCTCAGTCATGCTTGCTGGTGTGATCCCCCCTTTCACGTAAATTATTAAAGAGGCGGCATCGGTATAATTATACCGGATAAGCACATTTGGACTTATCAGCTTCACGGTTTCGTCACTTGTCATTGCTGTGTAATGAAATGCTCTCATTTTGTTTTGTTGTTTAATTAATAAATAAAAAACAGGTAAAACACTCTTATTTCAGAGTGTCGTACCTGTCAAAAAGCCAAAGAACAAGGAATTAGCTGGCCTGAATAATTGGGATGACTCCAATTTTATCATACCTGCGATATTGGCCACCGGCCATTACGGCACCCGACACAATATCACCGGCATAAATCGCGCTGTCGTTTTCGGTAAACACCTTGATGTCACCAACTGCATAACTCAATGCTGATTTATGAACCGCAAGCGCAACGGCGTTGTCCGTTGCTGCACCAACAGCCCCATATGCATTTGCAACATTTGCAACCGTCACATACAAAACGTGGGGGACAGGAATTATTTGAAATCCGGCCAATTTCGGCAGTTTTCCGGCAGCGGCATCCATTACCGCTGCATCGCGGTAGGTAGTAATCCCGATCTCGTCGAGCAACTGATAAAACATCGTATTGTCAACAAGCAAAAAACGGTCATTGTCAGCAATATTCATATTATCCAGCCCCTTTGCAGCAGTCAGTATGTCTGCGAAGGTCAACCCCTTTCTGGTCAAAGTTGCTGAAGGAGCATGAGCCGCATATGCCGATCCGGTTGTCGGGATGTCATACGTGCCGTCTGTAAACCAGTTAATCATCAATTCACGCTGAACACGTGAACCGATGCCGCCCATAATATCGTTAACCAGACTTTGAAGCTGATCATAGGCAAGGTTGTTTTTAGCACCAAAAGTGACCAGCCTCGACGGCATGACCCACTCGTCAATTGCATACGACAAATCAGAATCAGTACGCTCCGCAACTGTCAAAGGACGTGCCGGGTTTTTAAGGATTGTTCCTGATGTTCCTGCGGTCGGAACGTGAACGGTGATCGCTTCGAGATACTGGCTGTCATCTGTCGCAGCAGCTTTAATCTTGTCAAGTGCGCTGAACAGATTTTCATTAATTGCCTGTACCCACAATTCTTTTTGAATAGCCATTTTATTTAATTTTGATTGTTTATATACTTATAAATTTACTTATTAAACGCTTCCTTAAAATCGGCATCGTACTTCGCGGGTTCATTTGTGTAAACACCTGCTTTGTAATTCTGCCAGAATTTTTCTTTTGTGATTTTTCCAGGGGATGTACCTCCTACCACATCTGAAATTTTATCGGTTTTCTGTATTGCATTCAGGATCGTGATCATCGAAGCATGATCAGTTTTACCAATAGCGATCCATGACGGTTTCGACTCAGCCGTGATCTTCCCGGCGGCAATCGCATCAGCTACCTCCTTTTCAATCAATTCCTCTTCTTTTTTCTTTTCAACTGCTCCGATCTCGTCAAGTTTCGTTTGAAGTTCAGCAACCTTTGCTTTCAATGTTTCATTTTCTTTTGTCAAAGCATCCATCTCGGCCTGCTCATCCGGTGTCAAATTTGCAAATTTTTTCATATTGTTTTCTATTTTTGATTTAATGATTGAATCAACGAACCCCCATTCAAGGGCTTCAACTGCACTCATCCAGCGTTCGGCCTTCATGAGTTCTGCCAGCTCGTCTCGCGTTCTGCCAGTGCGTTTTATATAAATGTCAAGTATCTGATTGTCAAACGATGCAAGTTGTTCATAAACGTCCTTTAACGCTTCCTTGTTTCCTTCGACAAACGTTTGTGCATTATGAACAAGGTATCGGCTGTTTTCAGATATTTCAATCCGATCTGCTCCAGACGCTATCACCGTCGCCGCCGAAGCCGAAGCCCCGACAATTCGTACGGTCACCCTTGCCGGTACGATACGAAGTGCATCATAAATGGCAAATGATTCTAATAAATCCCCGCCGGTACTTTTCAATTCAACGACCAGATTTGAAGCTGTCAGACCTTTGATCGCATCCGTGAACCTTTCAAGCGTCCAGCCATCTGACCAAAATGTTTTTCCGATCTCTCCGAAAATTTGAATCGTTGCGGTATCAGCATTATTTTTTATCTCGATCATAGTATCCCCATTTTTGTAGCCCCGGTAAACCCGATCATGTCGAATCCGTTATCGTCGTCCAGCATGGTACGATCAACAATGTCCATGCCCTCGTCGTCCGCCGCCTCAATCATTTTTTTTATTAGTATGTTCAATGTAGCACTGTACTCTTTTTTCATTGCTAATTTTGCCTGATCACTGATAACAGTCGCCCCCTCACTGACCATTTGAACAACACCCCGGTCGGTAATCTCAGATGCAATACGGTCAAATATATTGAACGCGACACCGTATGCAATCACTGGTTTTACATATGCACTATAAATAGTTGATAGATCAGTAACATCCGAAACGTAAGCATCAACATACATATCAACAGCAACAACGATATCGGAATTCGTGATATGATCTTCCGAGACGTTTCGCGTAAATGCTAATGATACTATTTCAGTTTTTGTTATCGCCATCTTTCTTTTGAGTTATCCCGACAACTCCTGCCTCAAACAGCTTTTTTAGTAACGATTGAGGAGTTTTAGCCGTCAGTACGATCGCGCGCGGGAGTCCCTTTATGAAGAGACTCACCGGCCTGTCGATCATTTCTTTATTAACAGTTAGTTCGTTCATGACCATTCAATATAGGCAGCCGTTCCGGCCAGTACGGCAGCAGAAAGCGTGTCATCGAGTTCGCACGGACGATATGCAGATGTCCTTGTTAGAGTAATCGTGTCAACCTGCATACCTTCATCAACGAGTGTAACTCCTGAATCATAGGCGGTCACAAGTTGATTGAATGGACGATCGTTGCCCTCTTTCGTACTTACAGACACTCCTGCCAGCCAGACCTTGCTATTTCCATCAACCCAAATAACTTCAAAACCGCATGAAATACTATTAACAATTTCATCAACTAAAGTATTTAACTCAGTTGATGCCTTGCTGAATTTCAAAATAAGATTTTGTGTATAGGCTCCTGACGTCTTAAAGGTTCCTTCGTGTGTATATTGAACCGTATCCAGGTCAGCCTGAACCTTTTTAAATGAAGCTGATACAGCAGTTAGGGTTGATATTTCGCCTGCTGTTTCTGCAATCGCTGTGACGGTACCGTGAGGAGCAATATACACTTCATATTTATTCCCCGGTGTATTTTTCGCACAAGTTTTTANGTAATTTGCTATNGCCATGATGTGACGTTTTTAGTTGTTTTGAAAAGGCAAATATACAGCCCTAAAAACGCATTAATACATAGACACTGACACTACGTCATTATTTATTTTTTAGCTCCCTCCAAATAGTTCTCTCAGACAAAAATAATTCATTGGCCAACTTCTTTATTTCCGTTGTCTTATTTTTTACAACACTGCACCTCATACGAATATAATCGTATCTTAACTGTTGTTGTTTATCGTTCTTTTTCATAAATCGCCCGCCACCTGAATCCTTCTTACTTTATATTGTGTCGAAGTGATATCTGACTCCTGGACAACAACCGGAATCTCGGTGATCGACCTCGTGATCTGTCTTATTAACTTATCCGACGAAGTTTCAAATGTTGTGCGCGGAATGAATCCACCCGCAAACCGCCGGGAACCCAGCTGAACGTTTGGCGTATTCCCGACAGATCGTTCCATGTTGGCCAACACCGGGGCATAAACTCGTGTTGCCTTTGCGGTCATTACCGATTCACCCCTCGAAAGTCGCGCGTCGATGCTGTCAGACGTCTCAGTACCTCTGCCGCGTAGCCCGATGACTCCTCTTGCGTGTCCGGCTGTTACATTTGTGTCAACTCCTACAATTTTTAATATAGAAACGAGTCCGGCGGCAGATACCATTGCACCGGTTAAAATGCCAGCGAACCCCCCTGTTGCGATAGCCTTTGTAACACCTAATGCAATGTTTATCGTAGCTTGTGCCAATGCTGCCGCCTTCCCTATAACTGTTTCCTCTCCAGCCATCTTAGCCACCATCCCCAAGGCATCCCCTGCCTGATTTATTTTTTGTTTTACCTTTTCGCCCTCAATCGTCTTTTGTGCCTTCGACTGCGCCTTTTGTATTCTCGTCACTTCATCTGCATACTCTTGTTCTAATATTATTTTCTTGTCGAATAAATCCTTTACAGCAATTAAATCATTTTCATATTCAGTATTATTTCTGTTTACCCAATCCTTTCTGTACTCGTCGCGTATCTTAATTAACTCCTGTTCATATTCCTGTTCCGAAATCAATCCATCATCCATTAATTTGCGGACGTCTTCAATGTCGCGCTCCTGTTGCGACAGTTCACCCCGACGCCATTCCTCCCTGAAGGCAACATATTCATCGAGCATCGCATAAACCGAATCCCAAACACCAGATGCCATGTTGGCTTCCACGCCTGCTATGCCGGTACCAAGTTCCGCCCCTTTTGCAAGGTTCTCTTCACCTTCCGGCTGTCTTTTTGCCGTTACCTGCCCCTCGATCTTCTCCGTGATTGATCCCTGCAATCCGACCATACTTCGCGCTACATCCGCCGCCTCTTTGTCGAGCCTTATTATTTCCGCCTTCTTTTGTGCAATTTCATTAAGCTGATCAGCTCCAGTTTTATTAAATTCTGTATTTGCCTCCATTATCCTGAGTGTCTCACCCTCGATAGACTTACGCTCTGATGCAAGTTTGTTATTTAATTCGATTCCTCGGTTGATAGCTTTTAGCCGCTCCTCTTGTTTTTTCGATTTATCGCTGGCAGTTAATCGTAATTCAGCTATTTCGGCTTCCAATTTCGCCTCCTCGACAAGGAAAACTCGTCTGCGTTTGTCGAGTTCTAATTGAGCAGTGATCAGTTCATTGTTCTTTTTTGTTTCGTCAACAGTTTCTTGGATGAACCCAGTTACGGCTCCGGTTGCCTTGCTTACCGTTTCCTTAATTCCGTTCGTCATATCAGTAAAGGCCTTCTTTACATCTTTCACCCCTTCTGCGATCTTTGACGGACTGACCGTAAATACACCTGCCAACACCTTACCGACCGCGCCGAATAAACTCATTGCATCTTTTAATCGATTGATAAAATGAACCTTAATCAGATCCCAAAGTTTTGTAATTGCTTCCTTTGGTTTCAGAAAAACGTTTATCAACGTCTCCCCCAAGTCAGCCAAAACGTCGGTAATGTTACCAAACAAAATAATAAACGGTGAAAGTATTTTTTTTAATCTTGCTGTACCTTCTTCAGTTGATTTGAAATAAGATATCAGCGCCGCGAATGCAATAAGCAACAGCCCGATGCCGGTCGCTGCAACCGCCACCTTTAATACGTTCATCGCTGTTGAAACTCCTCCGGTTGCCATTCCTACCGCCGTTGTCGCAGTCCTTAATCCTCCCATCGCCGTTGTGATCCCTCCAACGTTTATCCCCATACTCTGAAATGCAGACGTAATCGCATTTTTGTAATTCCCCACGTTTGCCTGAAATCGCCCAGTTGCCTCATCAGCTCCTTTTATCTCGTTACGAAGTTTTAAACTTTGATCAGTCAGGTCTNTAAATCGCTTTGTGTTAATCGGCGTTTTTTCCANTTCAGCGTTCANNCCGCGAAGCTGCGCCCGCATCTGTTCCANCGTCCGCGCCCCCTCCTGCTCCGCCTTATTTCGATCATGTACTGCTTTTTGAGTCTTCGCGTACTCCTGTTGCTCCTGCTTTAATTGTATTTTCCTTTGCTCCGTCACGGACTTATCAGCATCTCCAGCCCCTTTGATCTGTTTACGCAACTCATCCATCTGCTGATTAAGTTCAGCAAGTTTGTCGAGTTCTGCCTGAGTCCCCTTTATTTCGAGTTCGTAAATAATCTGCTCTGCCATGATCGTTATTTTTTAGCTGTTATCTGAAAAATATCCCCCCTTTTTTGTTTGCATTCAACAACCCAGTATGTTCCACATCCTTCTATATATACCGGAGCTTTAAAAATATCTTGTGAATAAATATAGTTTATGTCGATCCGTGCAATAAACGTTATTAAACTCTGATCTTCAAATGTTTCGAAGCGAAATAAGGAAAGATAGTCAATGTCTTCAAAGAACGGCAATTCAGATCGTAACGTTTCCTTATACGTGTCATCACCTCCATACGTCAAATAATACGTTTTTGATTGTTGCCCTTTATATCTTAGTAGCCTGTAATTCCCTTTTGTTTTCCATTCCGGAAATTCCGGCACGGTTAACCAATCGTTCGGACTGCTGTCGTCCCACAAAACTGGTAACTTAATTGTTGAATCATACAAAAGTCTCATACAATTACTAACATATGTTCGTGACACATCTATTTTGATAATTTGTTCTGTACTTTTGCCGTTATCTAATACGATGTCCTCTGGCGTTAACGATTTGTCGGTGTCGAAAGTTATACGGTAATTTACATTATCCTTCACGTCTTCGCCCTGCTCAACCGGCGTAATTTGTAAAACCGCCGGTTTCATCATCCGCCCCAGTTCACACTCAAGGATGTGTGTCTCTTCTCGATAATACGTATATATGTTCAACGCATTGCATATCATTGAAAAGAATTTAAGTGCGGGCATATCGGGTAATAGTTTTGACACTTCAACCGTACTCCCTGCGCCATAATACCGTGAAACATAATTGCTGAAATTTACATAATTTTCAACAATTCCTAAAGCATATCTCGGCTCATTGCTATTAGCGGTTATTGTCCATAACACCCTCGAAATGATTTCATCACCGGCGACAAAATAGGTTGGCTTCGTATCAAAGTCCTGTACTAAATTATAATCATCCGGCGTCAAAGCATCATATGTTGTTGTGTCTTTTTTCACCCACACGCTTTTTGTCAAATTATAGATTCCGTAAACGATTGAGTTTGATATTATCTCGCTTGCATCTACTACCGAAAACGTAATGTCCAAACTCAATTTAAACCCATATGTCCCCGACGCCGGTATAGTGTAAATATTTTCATCTAAAGCGGTTGATCCGGTAAAATTTTCTCCGGCATCTGCGATCTCGGTAGGAAATTCCAGGTGAACATCCCATACATACTCAACCCCTAAATCCGTGACCAGCACCCCAATTGTTTCAGTCCCCTCAGCTTCAAATACCGCCGACTGCAACCAATCATCATCATTTTCAATCTCTCCGTCTTCCATGTACAGCAAGTACACTTCGTCAAGGTTCTGATTGTAAACGTTTTCTAACCACGAAACCCCATATCCTTCTTCATGAAAGATAGTCTCGAAGATCGTTTTTAATTTCAATGCCGGGTACCTTTCCGATATGTCTATCCGGGCTATCTTTGATATATTCCGCCGGTTTATTCCGGTTTCAGTCGGGAAATACTCTGCCTCTTCGAGTAACGTACCCCGATCAGTCAGATCATAAATAAGATCCCCAGATGCCTCCGATGCCGTAACATTTGCAAGGCTGAGTGTATGATCGAGCGCACTGAAATCATATTCACGCAAGTTTTTATTTGTCAACGATTCCCATAACTTCCCATTTCCTGATATAAACGTACCCTCCGCGTGTGTCTTTTCGATTGATGTAATTTTCAATACCCCTTTTATCGTAACGTTCTCGATCTGATATAAACAATCAAACATCATTGTACGTTTCGTCTTTGATGAAAACAATTGCTCCAGCAATTCATCATTATGCTGATTGTTTACTATTTTTATCGTAAAACTTTTATTACTTCGCCCTTTTCGGATGAAGTCATTAGCCATAAATATTAATTTTATGTCACTCGATAAATGAAGGTCGTTTAGTCTCATTGTATGAAATTTTCATCGTACCGTAATGTAATTATAGGCTCCACATTTTCACCTCTGTATTCAATCCCGGGCGTTGTCACATAAACCTGAGTTAAATCTTCGTCGTAAACTTCAGAACTTGTGATGACGTCACGAATATCTGTGTATTCATCATTCATAAAAGGGATCCCATACAATGTACGCTCCTTCCATGCTTCGCCGGTGTATTTATCTATCTTCGTTGTTGCCTGATGATCATCGTAATTATGAAATCCATACTGTAAATAATTTCCGTAACGATCGAGNTAATGCAATACCTGTCCAGTACATCCAACAGCTTTTAAAATTATCTCAGACGTTAAATCAAACCAATGCCCAGGACTATCATTTGCCTGAACCTTTGCTCTAATCCACGTTTCAGATGTTGAATAATTGTAAGCATAATGATTGTTATAACTTGTCAACGCCGCCGTATTCGTTACACCCGCCGCTGTCGTTATNACAAACCNGATCGGCAATGCGGCTGGGTAAATTGGATCGTAATAATGCAACATAACGTAATANTCAAAGTATCCATTTCCCCGCCCCCCAAAAGTTATAACTGAAGGAAACGAAGTCGTAAGGTGTCCGATCGTATTAAATGTCGTATCGAATGCAGATGTTTCTGTCAAATAATCATGATCTAACCACGATTCACATAACTGAACGGTGTATTCATGTGACGCGTTCGCCGAGCTTATTTCCCCCCCTGTAATACTAAAATAACTGGATAGCTCGTATCTCAATACTTTGCTTATATCATGTGAGAATGTTCCATCTATCGAATAAACATCTGAATACATTGTTGCGATTTCATCCAAACTTTCATTTAACACTCTGATCATTATTGCCAGCCCCTCGTTCATTCGATAAACCGTCCCGACTGTTTCGCTGCTTGTATAAACAATACTCGTAACTATGTAAGTTGATGCAACCGATGTAATTTGGGCGCGTCCGGCATAAATTCCGCCAGAAATCAAAATAGTATCTTCAAATTCCCAGTCATCCCCATCCACAACAGTTAATTGTACATACCCCCCATAATTAGAATAAGCCGATATTGATTTTGAATCCCTCAGCCCATCGGCAGTAAAAGGGTTCCGCGTTGTTGTCCCGGCTACAATTACAGGGGCGAAAGCTGCTACGTTCGCCGCCGGAGTTGTTGTTAATGAAATACTCATTTCCTCACAGATTAGGTAAAACGATTGTATTTAATATTTCCTGCTTTAATGATTCTCTGATCTTTTCATCTACCGCCTCCAAAAACTTTGTTCGCTGTCCGGTCTTACTGAACTTTGCAGAATTAACCGTTGGCATTCCTTCTTCTTTGTGTTTGTACGCTATTGCGAAAGCAATCGAGATAGCATCTTTATCCGATGCACCCATCCGGCGCTTAGCATACTCTGTCAACCCCTGTATGTATTTCGATGTTCCGCCCTTGCCGGTATATCCTGAAAACGGAATCCGATCGGCTGGTACCCCTTCATTTAATATACCAGCATATTCCCGATCTGTTACGATCCGTATGATTGTCGAAGAACCGTGTGTGACTGTTGCTTTTAAAGACTGTTCAAACATACCAGTAAGCCTATGCCCCTGCGCGACCCATTCTGCCCGAATAGCATCAATCAAAATATCAGAAATTGTCGCTGTGTCCATTTCAAGGTTTTTATTACTCTGCGAAATAAATTATAGCCGTAACCGGAACCTCAAGCCACACCTGACGATTTACACTTTTACCATCAGGACTGTCATAAAATGTCCCGACAATCGCATCCATCACCTGAAAATATTGATTGCCGTTTATTGCTGATAACACCTGTTCAGCAATACCGTATAAATCCGACCGAAGCTCAACGGGTCCGTATGGATTGTGCTGTTGCTCGCCTGTCGTTGTCCGCCTAACTTCGATCAACTTCCCGAACCACAATGAAAACTCAATCTTATGACTACACCTTTCACGCCAATTAACCGGGTATGGATTTGGTAACACCAGCAGCATAGTGTCGCTGATCTCCTTCATCTGATTGTATTCTTCCCTCTTTCCACCTGCCCAAAACGTATATCCGTCCGGGGTGTACTGCTCAACAATCGAAGTAAATATTTCTAAATTCATGCTATAAAGTTTAAGACTTCAAATAAATCCCAGATTTTCATTTCATCAACCGTTTTAATTCCCCCGACAATTCCGCTTTGCGCTGCCGCAAAAGACCAAGCTTCATATCCAGCCTTTCTATCAACCGCTGAACCTTTGTGTCCCGCCTTGCGTTCATAGATTGCAGGGTATCTGTCCCATATTTGATTATGAGTTGCGATAAGCAAAAAAAAACCTCCCACCCTATATTCATCGTCAACGCATCAAATAACTTGCCGCGCTCAACAATAATGGCTTCATCAAATATCTCATCTTCTTTTTCCTTTACGATCGAAGCAATCATTAAGGGCAATGCTTCAATTCCGTTCTTTTTCAATTCACTAAACTGCTTTAATAAGTTCGATGCTTCGATGAAGTTCTTAACCTTCGTGTTGTGCATCAAAACAATGTTCGTACCAAGCTCGAGATGTGACGGCATAAGATACCGNGTACCTTTAAATGTAAACTCCGAAATCATCCTTGGCGTGTAGGTTTCCGGCTGTGCAGATTGAAGATCAATGATAAACTTCAATAGATATTTGCTAAAATAATGCACAAGGTCAGCCGGAGCAATCTTATCCGGATCAATATCAGTCAATACCCGGAACGCTTTTTTCACGGTGTCCAGGTGCCTGAACCAGTCAAACGAATCGGCGATGTCGTCCGGCGGGTCGATTTTTGCGGCTTCAATAGCCTGCCTGATCGTTATGTCAACCCAGTATTGTGGTATATGACCATCTGTCTTGTTATAACTGACTACCAACATTTTGCATCGGTTTTATATTGTACTTCTCTCTCAGTTCCTGATCCGTCCAAACAACACCCAGGTCTTTGAGTGCCTTGTCTTTTGTAAGTTCATCCATCTGTTGCTGTGTGTTGCTTTCAACAAACGACCATTCGCCCCCGGACACCCCCAGCAAATCACTGAATGAATAATTTAGAATGTTCAACAGTTCTTTGCCATCGAAGTCAAATATATCTGCNTGTGTCCGTTCATGNACCTCCGCCTGTGACCTGCTGCTGCCGTCCTCGGTTGTCATTGTTTGACCNAGTACAGACTTTGTCTGCAAATCGTCAAGGTATCTCACATAGTTTTCAAACAACTCATTCTGTGAGCTGCTTGTCTGGTTGCTGGTAGTTACGTCAATTCCTTCCGGCAAATCTAATACACCGCTGCCAGCATTCTGAACAATATCACGCATCCGACTCCGCTGCATCCGATCGGGACTAACACCCCGGTACTTCACCGTCCGAAAGTTCGTACCTGCCAACTGTGAATACTGCGCCCAGTCACCCATTGCGGCACGTTTGTAAAGCGCAATTAAGGACAATTGCTGCAAATATCCGTAATTGTAACCGTCACCTAAAAACACAATGCCCGACACACCTTCAAATGATTTATCAGCCTGATTCGTTGAATATTGATCACGTCTCACCATNTTTGCGAAAGGGTCAACGTGTTTGATCGGTATTATCTTGTAATCAAACCAATTCCCGACAATCTCGATCTCGAACAATCTCATGCCCCAAAACTGATACATCAAAATATCTTCAATAAATTTCGTGAATCTGTCCCCCCGGGTCAGGCGCTCCGCCGCCTCGGACGGTTGCCCAGCAATAAGGTACTGTAACTTTTTCCCTGACGTGTTTTGAATCCTTCTCGTTATCAGACTCGACAAGTGCAGGTCAAAATCGAGGGCGTTTTGGTAAACGTCATAAATCTTTGCACGCTGCTGAACATAGCGACCGCGCGCCGCCTCGAACGCATCTTTATATTCCTTCACGTTCGCCTCGACGATCACGACCGGCGTGGGTTGATACTCAAATTGTTTCGTTTCTACCACCACCGGCGGGATAACAGTATTACGCGGTTTAAATAGTTTCATAGGTATCTACTTTTATCGTTTTCAATAATGTCATTATATTCGTGCTTTCCGCGCTGAATCATCATAACTGCATATCGAGTTGCATCAATAGCATGATTAAAAAGGTCGATCGGTTCGTTTAACGATTTGCCTTCTTTGTCGCGGGCATAAGCATAATTACGTAATTCCTTAATAAGGTTTGTGCTGCTTTTTGTTACGTGAATCCGGCGCTGCTTCATCAAATCGAGTCCCCATGCAATTGAATCCGCCCCCTTCACGACTGGATGAATGTTCCAGCCCATCAGATACAAATCATCTATGCTTTTCGGGTCTGAGCTATCAGCATATATTGCACCGTTTACACCCTCCTGCTTCATCAACGCATTAATGTCGCTATTNANCAATCCTGTACGGTATATCGTCTCATTCAGATAAAGGTCATCTCCCACAATTCCAACTTGTATCAGCGCAGTCGGGTCATGTGAATATCCGAAATCGAGTCCAAATACAATCCGAGTATTTTCCGGAATCCCATCAACCTGATAAAAAGTCGGAAAGATCAACCCTTCCAGGGTTCCNATTTCNCCTTCAATGTAAACCTTTTTATAATTTTGATCAATTGCCGCACGAGCCATCATCGTTGCTTTTATTGATTCATCTAATAAATGATTATCAGCAAAAGTNCTATGGACGTAATCAACTGAATCTTTAAATGCCGGATTGCTCAATATTTCCGTGTGTGCCCAAAATTCAGATACCGGGTTAAAATCTATAAATATCCTTCGACTCGTTCGTGCAATAAGCTGAAAAGCTATTTCATATTTTACATTGTTTGCTTCGTTGATGAACAAATAATCTCTTGCTGCTCCGACGGCTTTCCCTGCCGTGTCGGTAGCAAAAAACTCAATCCGGCTGCCGTTACCAAAATCGTACGTAGAGTCCACCCGACCCCATTGCGCCTCCCTCCAGAATCCGATCATGTCCATAATTACACGGAAATCTCTGATCGCGCCACGCTTCAAAAAAGGGACGTTTTCAGCAACTACGCTGATGAGCTGATTTTTATTCGATATTGCTACAATAACTAATAACTGCAATATACTAAACGTCTTCCCAGACCGGCCACCTCCCTGCGAAATAACAATTTTTCGTGTCGTAGCTG